TCAGGATTAGGAGGACAAATCGTATATAAAGCATGTTCTACTCCACTTAATAAAATCTTAACTAATGCTGGTGAAGATTATTATGAATGGGTTTCAATCCTAAAAGAAAGGAATGCTGTCCCTGATATTGTAGGTGATAGAACAATAGATGCTTTTAAATCAGGCATTATTGATCCAACTAAAGTAGTACGTTGTGCACTTGAAAACGCAGCAGCAGCTGCCGTTACACTTCTAATGACTGAATGTGTAATTCATGACAAACCAACAGATAAAAAGAAAGAAGAAGTTGATATGTCAGGATTTGGAATGTAAATTCAAACAAATAATAAGTTATGAAACAACATACACTCTGGATTGAGAAATATAGATCAGAAAATTTAGAACAATACATCGGAAATGATGCGGTTAAAAACCGCATCTCCGATTGTATTGATAAAAACGACATACCCCATTTCCTATTTGCAGGTACAGCAGGTACTGGTAAAACTACACTTGCTAAATTAATTGTTAAGAATATCAAATGTGATTATCTTTACATTAACGCTAGTGATGAGAATGGGATTGATATTATTAGAGATAAAGTAAAAGGATTTGCCTCTACATCTACATTTCAACCACTTAAAGTAGTAATACTAGATGAGTCAGATTTCCTAACTCAACCAGCACAAGCAGCGCTTCGTAACCTAATTGAAGAATACTCAATTACAACTCGCTTTGTACTTACTTGTAACTACATTGAGCGTTTAATTGAACCACTTCAATCACGTTGTGAAATTCATATTCTAAAACCACCAACTAAAGGTGATGTTGCAAGACATATTTGTACTAATATACTTGATGTTGAAAGTATTAAATATGAAGTAAGTGATGTAGTATCAATAATTAAAGAATACTATCCTGATGTTCGTTCTATTATTAAAGTATTACAACAGAATGTTAGAGATAGTAAGTTATCTATTGCTGCTTTAGATACTAATTGGACTAAACAACTAATTCAAATATTAAAAAAGCGCGATAAAGATGCTTGGTATCAAGTTCGCCAACTTGTAGCTGATGCACAAGTTGATGATTTTCAAGTAGCTTATAAGTATATGTTTGAACAATTACCCGAATTTAGTTACGGACATGATGCTGAATTATCAGTAGTATTAGATGAACATATTTGGAGAGCAGGTGTAGTACCTGATAAAGAAATTAATTTCGCAGCATCAATAGCAAAAATATTAGAAACAACTAAAAAACAAGTAATATGAGTCAATTTGAGCCTCAACAACAACAAGTAAATATAGCATCTACTTTTTCAGTAGCATGTGAAGAATGCGGTAATGAAACATTTAAGGAAGTAATGTACATGCGTAAGGAATCTCGTTTAGCATCCGGACTACCAATGGATAGAATGGTACCTATTCAATTAATTGCCTGTGAAAAATGTGGTGTGTTATTTGAAGATTTTATTCCTGCTCCTTTAAAACAATTTTATGGTAAATCTGCTGAAAAAACTATTCAATAAAAATAAAATGACTATAGAACAACTAAAACAAGAAAACGAAGCTCTTAAAGCTCAAATAATGGGAATTTCTCATAATCTTAGAATAACAGATGAAAAGTTAAAACAATATGAGATGCAAATAGATAGCTTACATAAACAAAATCTAAATTTGGTAGGCGAAGTAAAACATCTTAATATGAAGATGTCTACTAATAATAATAATCAAAACGATTCAAGAAATTACTAATGAATATATTTGATCATCTTAAAAATATTACTACAAATAAAGGACCCTACTTAGGTGATGAAGGTTGGAATAACTGGATGATCAACCGTTATTTAAGTATGGATCCTGATTACTGTGAAGTAGTTAATTATATTCAAAAGAATACTTGGCAAATGAAAGGAGAATACCTTTATAATTTATATAAGGATCTTATTCCTAAACAGTATAAATACCTTAAATATATTAAAGCTAAGAATAAAAAAGAATATAAAGCTGATCAAGTAGAAGCAGTTGCTGCTTATTATGAAGTTAGTAAACATGAAGCTAAAGAATACATTAATATGCTTCCTAAAGAAGAATTAGAAAACATAGTAAATCAAATCAACGGGTAATGAATCACTATACAGAAGATAAACAAGGAAATCTACATAAACTAGATTCAATAGTTAGTTCAATTATTGAACAATTTGAACAACGTTCACTTAAAGGTAAAGAAAAATATGGCGTTGATTTAGATCGTACTGATTTAGATTTATTAGACTGGATTGAGCATGCAAAACAAGAACATATGGATGCTATTTTATATTTAGAGAAAATTAAACAAGAATACATAATAAGTGGCAGCCAAGAAAAAGTTATCTGAGATTGAACTTAAAATAAAGAATTACCAACCACCAGAAATAAATCACGCTTTTCAAAAAAGCGTTTCTTATTCTCAATATTCACTTTGGGCTTCTTGTCCTCATAAATGGTATCTTACTTATGTAGAAAATAAGCAACCCTACCAAGCTAGTATTCATACTGTATTTGGTACAGCATTTCATGAAACACTACAAGCATATATTACAACAATGTATGAGGAAAGTGGAGCGGCTGCTGATAAAATGGATCTTGAATTATTATTTCAAGAGCGATTTAGAGAAGTATATGCTAAAGAGTATAAAGCAGCTGGTGCTCATTTTACTGATGCTGAGCAGATGAGTGAATTCTTTGATGATGGTATAGCAATATTAAGATGGCTTAAACCAAAAAGAAACCAGATATTCACTATCCGCAGAACTAAATTATTAGGTATAGAGTTACCTCTATTACTAAAAATAGATAATAATATCTACTATAAGGCATTTATTGATTTTGCTTTATATGATGAAAGTTTAAATAAAGTTTACATATATGACATCAAAACGTCGACTCGTGGATGGAGTGACAACGAAAAAAGAGACGATCAAAAAACTGCTCAAGTCCTACTATACAAAGAATATTTCGCAAGACAGTTTGGATGGGACGTTGAACAAATCGAAGTCGAATTCTTCATCGTTAAGCGCAAAATCTATGAACAAGCTGAATACCCTATTCCCAGGCTTCAGTCATTCAAACCCGCTAGTGGAAAAAATAAACGAAAACAAGCAATAGATAACTTTGAAGCATTTGTTAAGGATTGTTTTGATGAAGTTGGAAAACCACAAATAAAATCGTATCTTAAAAATGCAGGTGAAAAATCATGCAAGTGGTGTCCATACAACGATAAACAAGATCTTTGCAACAAAGTGCATTCTTTCTAATAAGCGTATATATTTATATTCAAATATATTATTATGGGAAACAAAATGCAATTAACAAGCGTAAAAGTTCCTGAAGATTTATTTGAGCAATTTAAAATTGCATGCGTAAGATACAAATTTAGCGTACAAAAATTAACAGAGCGCTCTATGTTCTTATACTTAACAGATGAAGAATTCAGAAAACAAATTCACAATCAACTAGACACACAATTTACAGGAAGTATTTAAAAATTAGTTACATGAAAGAAGGTTATATCCCCCAAGCACAACGAAAAAAAATCTTATTGCTTTGTGACGACATTAGAATGACAAGTGGTATCTCTACAATGGCTCGTGAAATTGTTCTTGGTACTGCTCACCATTATAATTGGGTAAACGTAGGAGGAGCAATTCAACACCCGGATAAAGGCAAACGTCTTGATCTTAATGCGGATACAAACAAATACGCTGGTATAGAAGATGCAAGTGTATATCTTTACCCTATTGATGGGTATGGATCCCCAGAACTAATTCGTCAATTAATGGAACTGGAAAAACCAGATGCCATTATGTTCTTTACAGATCCTAGGTATTGGGTTTGGTTGTTTCATATGGAACAAGAACTTAGAAAAAAAGTTCCATTTATTTACCTTAACATTTGGGATGACTTGCCTTATCCAATGTATAATAAGTCATTTTATGAATCTTGTGATGCATTACTTGCTATTTCAAAACAAACTGAAAATATTAATAGATGTGTATTGGGAGAGGAAATAGCATCTGAAAAAATAATCAAATATATTCCTCATGGAATAAATGAAGATTCATTCTTTCCGATTAATTCATCTCATCCTGAATACCTTGCACTTCAAGACTTTAAAAAACAACTATATGGAGGTAAAAATTATAAATTTAATCTTCTATATAATGCAAGAAATATTCGCCGTAAATCGGTTCCTGATTTGATGTTAGCTTGGAAAATCTTTATAGATTCACTTACAGAAGAGCAGGCTAAAGAATGTGTATTTACTCTACACACACAACCTGTTGATGATAATGGAACTGATCTCCCTGCAGTACAACAGATGTTATTTGGTAACGATTCAAAGTATAATCTTACCTTCTCAAATGGCCGCTACCCAGCTAATATAATGAATTTACTTTATAATACATCTGATGTTGTTGCTCTAATTAGTTCAAATGAAGGATGGGGATTATCATTAACTGAAGGGATGATATGTGGTAAACCAATTATCGCTACAGTAACGGGTGGTATGCAAGATCAAATGCGTTTTGAAGATGAAAATGGTGAGTGGGTTAAATTCACTCCTGAATTTGGATCTAACCATAGAGGTAAATATAAGAAACATGGTAAATGGGCATATCCCGTATTTCCAAGTAATATTAGCTTAATTGGTTCTGTCCCTACACCTTACATATTTGATGACAGAGCAAATCCACACGATATAGCAGAACAAATAAAAGCCGTGTATAATACTAAACTAAACAACCCAGAATTATATAAGGAACAGTGTGAAGCTGCTAATAAATGGGCTACTTCAGATGAATCAATGATGTCTGCTAGATGGATGTGTAAGAATGTAATTGATGGAATTGATAAAACATTTGATAAATGGGAACCTAGATATGATTTTGAATTAATTAAGGTAGAACCCCTTGAACAACCTAAACATTTTGTAAAACACGTTATCGCACAATAATATGAAACCACTAATAGTTATAAGCTGTCCAATTGATACATTTTCCGGTTATGGAGCTAGATCTAGAGATGTAGTGTTACCTATTGTTAAATCTGGAAAATATGATGTAAAAATACTTCCACAAAGATGGGGAAATACTCCTTGGGGATTTTTACAAAATGATAATCCTGATCATAAATTACTTAAAGATTGTTTATTATTAAACCCTCAATTACCAAAGCAACCAGATTGTTGGATTCAAATTACAGTGCCAAATGAATTCCAACCAGTAGGCAAATTTAATATTGGGATGACAGCGGGTATTGAAACTACAATTTGCGCTCCTCAATGGATTGATGGAATTAATAGAATGGATTTAACTTTAGTATCTTCAAACCATGCTAAAAATATATTTGAAAATAGTAAATTTGAAGAAAAAAATAATCAAACAGGTCAAGTAGTTCGTAATATTAAACTTGAAAAACCTATAGAAGTATTATTTGAAGGAGTTAATACAGACGTATATAAAAAAGTAGATAAAGCTAATGAAAGTGAAATTTGGGATGTATTTGATTACATTAGTGAGGAATTTAACTTCTTATATGTTGGTCATTGGTTACAGGGTGAGTTAGGTGAAGATAGAAAAAATACAGGTATGTTGATTAAGACATTCCTTGAAACCTTTAAAAACCAAAAACAAAAACCAGGACTTATTCTTAAAACATCTAGTGTTGATTATTCTGTTTTAGATAGAGAGGAAATATTAGATAGAATTAGAAAAATTATATCTACTGTAGAAGGAAATAACTTACCACAAATATATCTTCTTCATGGTGAACTATCTGATGAAGAAGTAAATAATCTATATAACCACCCTAAAGTAAAAGCACACGTATCGTTTACTAAAGGTGAAGGATATGGTCGCCCATTACTTGAAGCATCTACATCACAAAAACCAGTAATAGTAAGTAATTGGAGTGGTCATTTGGATTTTCTTGATCCTGAAATGTCGATTCTATTATCTGGAGAATTAAAACAAATTCACCCTTCAGCAGTAGTACCAGATATGATCCTTCCAGAAAGTGCTTGGTTTACTGTTGATTATAAAAAAGCAGCTGAAACGCTTGAAGATGTTTATAAAAATTATAAAAAGTATACTGACGGGGCAAAGAAACAAGCTTATCGTTCACGTACTGAATTTAGTTTAGAAAAAATGGGAGAAAACCTAATATCTATCCTTGAAAATAAAGTACCAAAACCAGTACAACTTAAACTCCCTCAATTAAAGAAAATTGAATTACCTAAACTTAAAAAGGTAGACTAATGAAAGAATCACTTGGAACATGCCCTAAATGTAATGGTAACGCTTGTCACGAAGCATCAAATGAAAAATTCACTGTATGGAGTTGTTTTGGATGTGGATTCACAGCTAATATTACTACAGTAGATGAAAATTTAGAAAATATTGAAGGAGTAATGCCTCAACTTTATATTGATTTAAAATTTAAAGATGCTAAAGGATATAATTGGTATCCATCAACAGTAATTTTAGATGATAAAGCAATGGTATTTGCTGATGGCAAGTCAACTGAAGATTGGAAATGGGCAGGTATTCAATCTAAAGATGGAAAAGCAGATATGACAACAGTAAAACACTTTGAAGAAAAAGAATTTATGGAAGCCCTAGATTATATAGGTTTCTTTGAAAAACAAAAATAACGTTATGCCTTCAATTAGTTATGCTATTACTGCTTGCAATGAGCATGTTGAACTTGCTCGTTTACTTGAATTACTTGAAAATAATATCCGTGATGAGGATGAAATTGTAATTCAATTAGACATGGATAATGCCACTAAAGAAGTAAGAACAATAGCTAATAAATACACAATGTATCCTTTAAATGGTGACTTTGCTTCTTTTAAAAATCACTTAAAAAAATTCTGCACTAAAGATTATATATTCCAGATTGACGCAGATGAATATCTTTCAGAAGAACTACTAGCCTCACTCCCAGAAATATTAGAATTAAATCCTGAAGTTGAATTATATGCTGTCCCTAGAATCAATACCGTAGAAGGATTAACTCAAGAACATATTCAAAAATGGGGATGGAATGTTAATGAAAATGGATGGGTTAATTATCCTGATTATCAAACACGTATACTTAAAAATATACCTGAAATAAAATGGATAAATAAAGTTCATGAGCGTTTAGTTGGAGCTAAAAATACAGTTCCGTTGCCTGAAGGATATGATTTAATTCATCCTAAAACAATAGAAAGACAAGAAAAACAAAATCAATTTTATAATACATTAAATTAATCAACCAATGTATAAAATAATTGATGTCCCTATTAAAGGATGTCCTCATACTTTTAGACAATTCTGTACTGTATTTTCTAGTGCTTATGTTGAACATATAGATCCTATTATTAAAACAGATATAGTTTATGGATATGTTAATATAACACACGATGGTAAAAAAGTTAGAGCAGGTATAGATAAAGAAATTCAAAAAGCAGGAAGAAGAGATTTAGTTTACTATGATGTAAAAGATGAAAATACTAACTATGATGAATTAATAGAAGAAGATGTATTTTTAATCCATGATGAAACAGGAACTAATTATGCTCATTTTTTCTTTGATTATTTTGGAAGATGTTTATATTTTGATGAGTTGAAGAAAACCAACCCTAATTTAAAACTAGGAATTTTAGAGGATTTTTATAAAGAAACAGGAAATAGCTCTTTTATTAAAGAATGGATAGATTTATATTATCAAGATAAAAATATAGATATAATCATATTTAAAAAGAACAGAAGATATAAAGTAAATAATTTAACATTATCTAATGTTTTTTACTGGTTTCCTGAAGGATATGGAGATGATCCTATAATTGATAGAATTGTAGAAACAGTTAATAAAATATCTCCTATTGAAGTTAAAACAAATGGTTGTTATATTTCAAGACAAGATACTATAAAACGAGGATGGTATCATAAAAGAGAACTAAAGAATGAATTAGAACTAATAGAAAAAATAAAAAAAGAATTAAATTACGATGTTATAGAATTAATGGATTATACTTTAAAAGAAAAAATCCAAATATTCAAATCATATAAAAATATAATCCACCAAAGCAGTGCATCTAACACAAATATATTCTTTTCCACCCCTAACAATAACCACATAATAATATCCCACCCAGTAATGGAAAATTGGTTAAATTTTAAATGCAGTCAATTTGCAATTAAATCAGGAGCTAATCTATTAACTTTAGATGGAGGTGGAGAGTGTGTATCAACTTTAGAAGAAACGGGACAAACTAATAAAGATAATTTACCTTGGCAGCTAACTAATATAGATGGGTTAATAGAAGTATTAAAACAAATAGACGATAATAGTATTTGGGAGTCCTAATAAAATGTATTATATTTAAAATATGCAAGAAATACTCAAATTAGTAGACGAATATATTAGTAAAAAACATTCTGAAAAAACATGGGAAGCAGGAAAAGATTGGGTCCAATATGCCGGACCATACTTCAACTCAGACGAATATATAGCTGCTGTTAAAACATTATTAGGTGAATGGTTAGTATTAGGGGCCGAAGCAAATAAATTTGAAACTAAGTTTCCTAAGTTATTCAATAAAGAGTATGGATTATTAACCAATAGTGGTTCAAGTGCTAATTTATTAATGATGTTGGCTTTAACCTCTAAACGTGGTTTAAATCTACCTAAAGGAACTAAAGTAATTACTCCAATAGCAGGGTTTCCAACTACAATTAACCCTATTATTCAGTTAGGATTTACTCCTATATTTGTTGATATTGAATTAGAAACACTTAATCTTGATTTAGATCAAGTAGAACAAGCATGTATTGATAATCCTGATGCTAAAATAATTACATTCGCTCACGTATTAGGCAATCCACCTAATATGAATCGATTAATGGAAATAATTGAAAAGTATAAACTAATTCTATTAGAAGACTGCTGTGATGCTTTAGGATCTTCATTTGAAGGCAAACCACTAGGGTCATTTGGTGAAATGGCTAGCTGCTCATTCTACCCAGCACATCATATTACAATGGGTGAAGGTGGATTTGTAGCTGTAAAAGATTTAAACACAGAACGTATTATTCGTAGTTTTAGAGAATGGGGTAGAGGATGTTATTGTGTAGGTAAACAAAATTTGCTAGAAAAAGGATCATGTGGTTGTAGATTTAGTAATTGGTTACCTTCACTACCAAATGATATATTTGATCACAAATATGTTTATGAGGAAATTGGGTATAATTTGAAACCAATTGAATTACAAGCATCTATTGGTCTTGTTCAAATGGAAAAACTAGAGGAAATAGGAATTAAACGTAGAGAAAACTATAAAAATCTATTTGTTGCATTTAGTAAATACAAACAATATTTCCATCTACATGAAGCACAACCTGGAGCTGATGTTGATTGGTTTGCTTTCCCAATAACAGTTAAAGATGAAGCACCATTTAAAAGATCAGACATATGTCAGTTCTTCGAGGCAAATAAAATTCAAACTAGACCCTACTTCGCAGGTAATATTATGCTTCAACCCGCTTATGAAGGAATTATGGATCCACAAGAAGTACTTACAAAGTATCCAGTTGCAAAAAAAGTCACAACAGACACTTTCTTTTTAGGTACATCTCCTGTAATTAATAAAGAAAAAACAGACTATATAGAAACAATATTAGATAAATTTATATATCAATTATGAAAATAGGATGTTTATTTTTGAATTTAAAGTCTAATTTCTTTGATAGGGAGTTTGAAAATTACTCTACCGATAATTTCTTTGCTATTAATGCTGTGAATAGCTTTAAAAAATGGAACCCAGAAGTTGAAGTACATTATATTGACGATAATAATTTGTTAGAATATTTAGAAAAACTAAATATGGACAATTATTATGATCATGTTGGATTATTAAAAATCCATTTTTCTAAAGAATTAATGAAATATTATAAATACGATAAACTAATAAGTTTAGGTATAGACACATTAACTTGCTCTAGATTAGATGAATTTTTAGATAATAATGAAGATGATATGATTTGTACTTTAGGTGCTAACCATACTGTTGAAACAATACATTATACCACACCTACGGCTATATTTAAAGAAGGAGATATAACTATTACTGATACTATATCAATTAATGGAGATGTTGTTTGCTTTAATAACCAAAAAGTTTTAGATACTTTATATGATGTTTCTATTCAATACTGGACAGATCATGCTGAGCAGGGGGGAATGAATTATTGTTATCTTCATCAAAAGGAATTAGACATAAAAGTATCTATTGTTGAATTTCCTTATCATAAATCAAAAGTTGTATATAATGTAAGATCTAAAGGAGTTATTGGAGGATATTGCTTAGTAAGAGGAAAAGTATTAAATGGAAGAAAAGGGCAAGTAATAGATGATGTTTATCCTTCTTTAGAATTTTATATTGATAAAGATAAACTTTATACTAAAGATCATAAACAAATTAAAGTATTTCATTTTTGTGAAGGATTAGGATATAGAATGGATACTGATGAATTATCATATGAAGAACAGGTTTATGAAATTAAACATATGTGGTTTAATGAAGAAACAAAAGAATTTTTAAAATCAAAATGTAATTGTATTTTTGAATGAAAATAGTATATATAACTGGTTGTTTAGGATTTATAGGATCTTATGTAACACGAGCTTGCCTTAAAAAAGGATGGCACGTTAAGGGTGTAGATAAACTTACATATGCCGCTAATAAAGATTTACTAAATGAATTTAAGCAATATGAAAATTTTTCATTTGTTCATTGTGATATAAATGATCTAAAATTTTTGTATGAATGTGATTATATAATTAATACAGCAGCTGAAACTCATGTAGGTAATTCAATAGCTAATAGTGATGAATTTATACATTCTAATATTAATGGGGTTCACAATTTACTTGAATTAATTAAAAATTATAGACAAGAAACAGCTAAGACACCTACATTACTTCATTTCTCAACCGATGAAGTTTATGGAGATATAGATGAAGGTGCTCATACAGAAATAGACCTACTTAAACCCTCAAACCCATACTCAGCTACTAAGGCAGCAGCTGACATGCTTGTTTTAGCTTGGGGTAGAACTTATAATGTACCTTATATTATAGTTAGACCAACTAACAATTATGGTATAGGACAATATGTTGAAAAATTAATTCCTAAAGCATGTAAAATGCTTCATTTAGGAAGAAAAATATCTCTTCATAATAACGGCACACCAATTAGGAATTGGTTACATGCTGCCGATACCGCGGAAGCAATAGTTAAAATTATTGAAGCCGGAGTTCAAAACGAAATTTATAATATTGCTGGTGGATTTGAACAAGCGAATTATGAAACAGTTAGAAAAGTTATCTATGAATTTTTTAGTAATGATGAAGAAAAGTTTAAAGGAATAGATAATTATTTAGATTTATCATATTCAAGAATAGGTCAAGACGTTAGGTATGCATTAGATGATTCTAAATTAAAAGCCTTAGGATGGGAGCCTAAAATGAATTTTGATGAAGAATTATTACATATTGTTGAATATTATAAAAACAAATTTATATGGTAACTAAGGATGAATTAATATCATTTGAAACAGAAATTGGAGAAACATTCAATGCCGGCAAAATTAAAGCCCCTATCCATCTATACTCAGGTAATGAAGAATTAATTATTGAAGTATTTAATAATATTGATATTGAAAATGATTGGGTATGTTGCACCTGGAGGAACCATTACCAAGGATTACTTAAAGGTATTCCTAAAGAAGTATTAAAAGAAAACATTATGAATGGTAAGTCAATGGTTATGAACTTACCTGAATATAAATTTATTTGTAGTTCAATAGTGGGTGGTATTCCTTCAATTGCTACTGGAATAGCATTTGCAATAAAATTACAAGATAAAACAAATAGAGTATGGTGCTGGGTAGGTGATATGAGTGCTGAAACCGGAGCATTTCATGAAGCATATAAATATAGTTTAAATCATGACTTACCAATCACATTTATAGTTGAAGATAATAAAAAATCAGTCTGCACTCCAACACCAAATATTTGGGGTAGAGATACTCCTTATTATTTGGAATCCAAATATAAAGGTGGTATCTTGAAACAAAAGAATTTATATTACTATCAATACACAAATGAAAAATATCCCCATGCAGGTGCTGGAGTAAGGGTTCAATTTTAATATATGAGATATTTTGATGAATTAAAACAAGCAATGAGTTTCTTAGCTGAACATCCTAAAACAATGTTTATAGGACAGGCAGTAGAATATGAAGGAACTGGATTATATGATTCGCTATCTCACCTCCCATCCAATAAAAGAATAGAACTACCTGTAGCTGAATATCTACAAAGTGGATTAGCAAATGGAATGGCTATTGAAGGATTAATTCCTATATCAATATACCCTAGATGGAATTTCCTACTAATGGGGACAGATCAGATAGTAAATCATTTAGATAAATTTACCACTATGTCTGATGGTAGGTGCAGACCCAAAGTAATAATTAGGGTAGCCGTTGGTAGTGAACACCCAGTAGATCCTCAATGTCAACATAAAGGTAATTTTGCTGATGCTTTCCGCTCAATGCTTAAAAATATAGAAGTAATTGAATTACATGAACCTGAACAAATAATGCCTGCCTATGAAAGAGTATTAGGACGTGAAGATGGTGTTAGTACAATTTTAGTTGAATTTGCTGATTATGCTAAAACAAAATAAATTTATATAATGAAAAAAGCACTTATTATTACATGGGAAAAATTTCAAGATCATGAATTAATTTACCCATATTATAGTTTAAAAGAAAATGGTTACGAAGTAACATTAATGGCTAATAAACAAGGTAAAATTTGGGGTTCATTGGGTACTCATATGCCTTGTGATATAGAAACTAAAATTTTTGAAAGTGAAGAAGTAAGACAAAAATATCTAAATGAATATGAAATTCTACTTGTACCAGGAGGTGTAAAAGCACTTGAAAAGGTAAGACAAGAAAAAGGAGTACTCAAATTTATCCAAGAATGGAACGCAGCAGATAAAACTATATTTTCTGTTTGCAATGGAGCTCAATTACTAATTTCAGCTAAAATTTTGAAAGACAGAACAATTTCAGGATATTATTCAATTGATGTTGATATTGAAAATGCAGGTGCTATCTATGATAGAGGTCCTGTAGTAGTAGATGGTAATATTATCTCATGCCCACATTATGATTTTATGGGTGATTGGATGAGAACGGCTTATCAAGTTCATAATGAAAGAAACAAATGAGTGATCACAATAAAAATATAGTAAAAAAACCCTGGGGATATGAATATCTGGCTTACGAGAATGAAAATGTAGGCTTATGGTTTCTTTATATAGCACCTAATCAAAGTACCTCAATGCATTGTCATCCTAAAAAAACAACAGGATTAGTGTTATTAGATGGTAAGGCTGAAATATCATTTTTAGCTGATAAAAGACAATTAGAAGCCCTAGATAAAGTAATGATTAGAAGAGGACTATTTCATTCTACCAAAGCAACATCAGATGAAGGAGCTTTTATATTTGAAATTGAAACCCCAGTAGATAAACAAGATCTAGTTAGGTTAAATGATCAATATGGGCGTACTTCTAAACCTTATGAAGATGATAGATTTGAAGAAGCTAAAACTAATGATTGTTTATGGATACAAGAACCAAAATTAGGAGAATGTAGAATATATTCATTTGCTAACTGTATTTTGAAAATTGAAACAATAGATGATATTGATGTAATTAATAATAAAAAAGATGAAGATTTAATTATGTTCCTTAAAGGAGGAATGGTACGCAATATAGAAGGAATTTCTCATTGCGTCACTATACCGGGTGATGTTGGATTTGCTAATATTGTTAAACAAGTATCAAAACAATTAGATGGAGTAATTCCTGAAACTATTATAATGACAATTATTAAAAATGGCTAATTTTTCACCTCCTGGGTTTGAGAGTCAATCAAATGTAGTTGCTATTGATTTTGATGGAGTATTACACAATGCTTATCAAGGTTGGGGTGATGGAACTTGTTATGGAGATCCTTTACCTGGAGCTATAGATGCTATTAAGGAATTATCTAAAAAATATAAAATTATTATTTTCACTGCTAAAGCCAAACCAGACCGTCCTTTAGTAAATGGTAAAACAGGAACTGAGTTGGTACAAGAGTGGTTTAAAAAATATAATATTTTAGATTATATTGATAGTATTACAAGTGAAAAACCAAGAGCTGAGTTGTATATTGATGATAATGGGTATCGTTTTGAAAATTGGAGTGATACATTAAAATTTATAGAAAAAACCTTATGATAAAAGTTTCAGACTATGTATTTGATTTTCTCAAATCTAAAGGAATAGATACCATATTTTCAGTATCTGGAGGAGCAGCAGCTCATCTACTCAATTCAGTAGCAGAAAGAGATTTTAAATATATCTGTAATTATCATGAACAGGCATGTGCTATGGCAGCTGAAGGATACGCTCGCATAGCCAATAAACCAGCTTGTGTTTTAGTTACTAATGGACCTGGGTCTACTAATACTCTTACCGGTGTAGTTGGAGCCTATCAAGATTCAATCCCAATGATCATAATTTCGGGACAAGTACCAGTAGATCAATCATTAGGTAGTTTAAAAGATATTAAATTAAGACAATTAGGTGTACAAGAATGTGATATAATTAGTATGGTAAAACCTATTACTAAATATGCTATTCAGATAACTAATCCTAATAATATAGTATCATGCCTTGAAAAAGCTTATCAAGAAGCAACTACTGGTAGAAAAGGCCCTGTTTGGTTAGATATTCCATTAGATATCCAAAATGCAAAAATTGATCCAAAAGAATATTTTGTAGACGATGTTATAGATATTATACTTAAATCTAAAAAACCTATAATAGTAACAGGAAACGGAATTCACCTATCTAACTCAGAAAAAGAATTTTTAGAAATAAAAGATAAATTACAAATACCTATAATATCAACTTGGACTTCTAAAGATTTATTAAATCATAATGATCCTCTATTTGTAGGAAATTTTGGATTATTAGGTGAAAGAGCTGGTAATTTTGCAGTTCAAAATGCCGACTTGTTATTAATATTAGGTAGTAGAATGTCTATCCCTAATATAGGATACCAACACCAGTCTTTTTCTCCTAATTCTATTAAAATAATGGTTGATATAGATGAAAATGAATTAAAAAAACCAACTATTAAAATAGATTATCCTATCAATAAAGATTTAAAATTTTTCTTATCTATACTTAAAGCCAAACTAGAAAATAAAAACATACCAGATTGGACTAATTGGATTAACAAAACCCAATCATGGAAGGAAAAATACCCAGTATTTCAGCCTGAATATAAAATAAATAATGAAAAAATAAATTCATTTTATTTTATGGAGGTATTATCTAATAAATTAACAGATAATAATATTGTAGTAACTGATATGGGTACAAGTTATACATGTACAATGCAATCACTGCAAATGAACGGTAAATCCAGATTATTTACATCTAGTGCTTGCTGTTCAATGGGATTTGGTTTACCAGGAGCTATTGGAGCTTATTTTGCAGATCCAAGTAAAGATATTATATTAATTGCCGGAGATGGAGGGTTACAAATGAATATTCAGGAATTACAAACAATAATTCATAATAAAATACCTTTAAAAATATTTTTGCTTAATAATAATGGTTATTTAGCTATTTCATTGATGCAAGATAATCTATTTAAAGGAAAATATATTGGATCTAATCCTGATAGTGGGGTTAGTAATCCTAATTTTACTAAATTAGCTGACGCTTATGGATTTAAAACATATATTCTTAACAATAATACTGAATTAGAAAATAAAATAGATGAAATATTAAATACAGAAGGACCAGTATTGTGTGAAATAATGATGATTGAAAACCAATTATTAATACCACGTGTACAATCATCTAAGGATAGTAATGGTAAAATTATATCTAACTCATTAGAAAATATGTTTCCTTATTTAAGTGATGATGAAATGAAAGAAATTATGTTATGAAAATATTGATTACTGGAGCTAATGGTTATGTAGGTAGATCATTACATAATGCTTTAAAAGATAAATATAGAGTAACTACTCTTACTAGAAAAGAAGTAGATTTAACTGATTCAAGGCAAATCGAATATTTTTTCAAAAATACACATTTTGATGTAGTATTACATTGTGCTATAAAGGGAGGAAGTAGACTACAACAAGATGATTGGAGTGTAATGGATGATAATCTTTCTATATATTATAATCTATTAAAACAACAATCACACTTTAAAAAATTCATACATTTTGGATCAGGGGCAGAAATATATTCTCAAAATAATCCTTATGGATTAAGCAAACATGTAATTAGACAATCTATACTTAATAAAGATAACTTTTATAATTTACGAATATTTGGTACATTTGATGAAAATGAATTAGATACACGATTTATAAAGGCAAATATTAAACGTTATATAAATAAAGAATCAATAGTAGTCTATCAAAATAAATACATGGATTTTATTTATATGCCTGATTTAATTAAAATAGTGGAGCATTATATAAATAATGATGGTCCTAAAGAATTAAATTGTAATTACAATAAATTTTATAGTTTAGAAAACATTGCAAATATCATTAATAGTTTAAATGATTATAAAGTAGAAGTAAAAACTATTGAGAATGATTGGGATAAAATGTATAATGGAACTTTTTATAATTTATCTCTTAACTTTACTGGATTAGAACAAGGTATCAAAGAAGTATATAATAAATTAAAATGAATATTAAATTAATATATCATATAATGCCGTGGGAAATAGACTATGCTCTACTTACATTTACCCAACTTAAAAAAGCCTCATCTCACCTAAACCCAGAAGATAAAGTACATATTGATGTTGCTTTGAATTTATCTGATTATGTAATTAACTGGAAGGAATCTAAATTACCTAAAGAATTTTTCATCAATAAATTTAATGTTTTACTTAAATTATTAGATTGGACAACAATACGCTCTACAATATATGAAGGAAATGAATTGTGGGGTCATTTAGATTTACAAAAAAACCAAATAGAACCACATATAGACTATTATATCCCTATTTGTCCTGATATGTGGTTTCATGAACATTTATTATATTACCTGATTGAATCAGCTAAAAATATACCAGATAAATATTTTATTATAACTCCCGAAATTCATAAGCTATGGGATTGGACTTGGGATGAGTTAGTAAATGAAAACTACCAAGGTGTCCCTTATGAAAACTGGAATAAGTCAGATATATTTGAAATTCAGTCTAAAGTATTAGGTGAACCTTATCTACAACAAGCAACTCGTTTTAAATATGCTGGTTGGTTTGACCTATATAGCAAAGATTTTATAGAGTTAATCCCAATACCGGATGAATGGAAAGGATACGGCCCTTGGGATTATTATAGTATGTTAGCATCAGATATAGCTGTTCAAAAGGGGTACAATATTAAAGAATATATCTTAAGAAATCAAATTATATTTGAATATCACCCAGATAAGGAAGATAAGAATAATTTTGCGGATTATTATAAAAATATGTTAGTTTTAAATAAAATAGAAAATCAAAGAGAGGTTATAGAATCAAAATTCTCTTATTACCTTCAACAATGGACTAAAAGTAAAAATATTATATGAAACATCTAGTTTTAGGATCATCAGGACAAATAGGTAATTGTATTGTAGATTATTTTAAAAATCAAGGAGAAGAAGTAATTGAATTTGATATTGAAAGAGATTTAAATGAAGATCTTAGAATACCAAATAATTTACTTCTTGAAGGTAAAATTAAAGAATGTGATATAGTTCACTTCTTAGCATTTGATGTTGGTGGGGCTAAATACCTTGAAAAATATCAAGATACCTACCCATTTATTAGCAACAATATAAAAATAATGGCTAATACATTTGAATTGATTCAAAAGTATAATAAACCAGTATTATTTGCTTCATCACAAATGTCTGAATTAGGTTATTCTACCTATGGTCAATTAAAGAGTATAGGTGAAAAGATGACTAAGGATTTAAATGGTATAGTTGTTAGATTTTGGAATGTATATGGTTATGAAAAGGATGAAGAAAAATCTCACGTTATAACTGACTTTATTAAAATGGCTAAGTATGAAGGTGTTATTAAAATGAGAACAGATGGACAAGAATCAAGACAATTATTATATGGAGATGATTGCGCTGAATGTCTCCTAGTATTAAGTAGAAAATACCATACATTAAATAGAAATAAAAATTATCATATAACTAATTTTGACTGGGTTAAAGTAATTGACGTAGCAAAGATAATTCAAAATATTTCAGGATGTGAAATAATCCCATCTACTAGGCAGGATCAAACTCAAAAGAATGCTATGAATAATGCTGATAGTTATATTTTAAAATTCTGGCAACCAAAAACAACATTAGAAGAAGGTATAAACAAATTATATAAAATGTACTAATATGAAAATTCAATTTAAGAAAAAAATAATTTGGAAAACCATAAAAATAAAATTATATTTATAATATGCTTTCTAAAATAAAACTAATATTATTTGATTTAGATGGTGTTATAACAGATACTAAAGATATTCACTATGAATCTCTAAATAAAGCTATTTTTGAAATAGATCCTATATATGTTATTACAGAAAAAGAACATATTACTCGATATGATGGATTAAAGACAGGAACTAAATTAAAAATGTTAACTAAAGAAAAAGGACTTCCTGTAGAGGCTCACCAACAAATATACGACAGGAAACAACAATTAACTTTAGAAGAATTTTCAAAAATAAAAATAGATAATAAAATAATATCTATCTTTAAATCATTAAAAGATGAGGGTTATTTACTTGGTTGCTGTACTAATAGTATTAGAAGAACAGCATTAGTGGCTTTAGCAAAAACAGGGGTGATTGAATATTTAGATGTTATTGTTACAAATGATGATGTTAAAAATCCAAAACCACACCCTGAAGTATATTGGAAAGCTATTTCAATGATGAGTTGTTTACCTGAAGAAACATTAATTATTGAGGATTCTCCTCAAGGATTATTAGCTGCTTACCGTTCAAATGCTTCTATACTTCGTGTAAAAAATTCTGTAGACATTACTTTAGAAAAAATTAAAAATAAATTGAAAACAAATAATATGAATAAAAGTAAATGGCATGATGAAAAATTAAATATTGTTGTTCCTATGGCAGGTGCTGGAAGCCGCTTTGAAAAGGTAGGATATTCATTCCCTAAACCTCTTATTGACATAGAAGGAAAACCAATGATCCAGGTTGTAGTTGAAGCAATGAATATTGAAGCTAATTTTATCTATATAGTTCAAAAATCACATAGGGAAAAATATAATTTAGATACATTACTTAATTTAATTACTCCTAATTGTAAAATAGTTGAAGTAGATGGGATGACTGAAGGAGCAGCATGTACTGTCCTATTAGCTAGGGAATATATTAACAATGAAAATCAACTAATACTAACCAACTCAGATCAATTTATTGAATGGGATTCAACTGATTTTATGTATCAGATGAATGAAAAAGGATACGATGGTGCTATTATGTGTTTTGAAGCTACACACCCAAAATGGTCATTTGCTAAAACAAACGAAAATGGAATTATTACTGAAGTAGCCGAAAAAAATCCAATTTCAAATCAAGCAACAGCAGGAATTTACTATTGGAAACATGGGTCTGATTTTGTTAAATCAGCAGAACAAATGATAGATAAAAATATCAGAGTAAATAATGAATTTTATGTTTGTCCTGTCTATAATGAAGCTATCCAAGAAGATAAAAAAATATACAACTACCAAATCCCAGCTGAAAATATGTGGGGTTTAGGTACTCCTGAAGATTTAAATCATTACTTGGAAAACTACAAAAAATGATACTGATATCACATAGAGGAAACATAGATACTAAAAACCCTCACTTAGAAAATAAACCTGAATACATAGATGAAGCACTCAACTTAGGTTATGATGTTGAAATTGATGTGTGGGTGGTTGAAAGTGTTTTATATTTGGGACATGATAAACCACAATATGGTATAACACAACATTGGTTAAATGAGAGGTATAAACATATATGGATACATTGTAAAAATATAGAGGCAATGGAATGGTTTAATGTGATTGATGGATTTAATTATTTCTGGCATGAGGAAGATACAATTACTTTAACATCAAGGGGAGTTATATGGGCTTATCCTGGTAAACAGCCGATTAAAAATAGTATAGCAGTAATACCTGAAATGTATAACGATAATATTTCTGCATGTTTAGGAATTTGTAGTGATAACATATCAAAATATAAAAATGAAAATATCAGCAGTTATAATCTCTAGAAACGATAACTATGGAGGTAATCTCCTAGAAAGAGCAACATACTGCATCAATTCAGCAATTGATACTTATGATGAAGTATTTTATATTGATTGGAATTCACCAACTCATAGTTTACTTTATGATATTAAAGATAATTTAAAATTTAAAGGTAATTTAAAACACATTGTAATATCTCCTGAAGTAGCCTCTCTTATTACCAATAATGACCCTTATGCTCAGGTGTGTTGTGAAACTTTAGCTCGTAATCTTGGATTGAGACGAGCAGAAGGAGATTGGATAATAAGTACAAATATTGATGTAATCCAACCTCGTAGAGATCATTTAGAAGAACTAATTAATTCAATTGATCCAAATACATTCTATACTATTAGTAGAAGACCAGTAGAATTAGATGATATTAAAAAATTTCATGGTGGAGAATGTAAATATGAAGATTGGAAATTATTAAGAGAATACCTAATTAAAAACTCAGAAGAACGTCACTATGAGGAAAAAGTAAATGAAGGTGATGATTATAGTATCATTAACTGTTGTGGTGATTTTCAATTAGCGACTAAACATGTTTGGAATGAGGTAAGAGGATTTGAAGAAGATCTTATATATGTTTTGTATAGTGATACCAATGTACAGAAAAAAGCAGTAATGCATGGTTTTGGACTTAAAGCCCTTTACAACCCAGCTTTATTCCACATTAATCATGGTCGTGGTGGGGGTGGTTTTCTTGATGGTATTAATAAAAAAACAAATGACCATTACAGAGCTATAATTTATCAAGAAAAAACAGAAAATATTGACTCTTGGGGATTTGGAGATACAGAAATTGAATTTGAAATATTTTAGTATTTATATGAGAAACTTCAGCCTATGTCTAAAATGCGTCGATTTAAAACAGACCCGCTTAGTAGAACAATGACATTAGGTTACATTGATGCCGAATTAGTCAATGATATTATACAGTTAATATACGAGATAAACGAAGAGGATATTAAAAAAGCGCAAGCAGAGCCAATAAAACTAATAATTAATTCACCTGGTGGGGAAGTATATAGTGGGCTTGCATTAATAGATGTAATTGATAGCTCGCAGACTCCAATTTATACTATATGCCATGGTACAGCAATGTCAATGGGATTAATAGTGTACGCAGCTGGACATCACAGAACAGCAAGTAGATATTCAACATTTATGTATCATGAGTCACATTATGAGATGAATGGAAAAGTAGCTACTCATAAACAAGAAATAAGAGAAGCAGATCGTACTGAAAAAATATGTGATGATTACTTAATTTCTAAGACAAAACTCACACCAGCTATACTAAAAAAGGTTAAAAGTAAGCAAGAAGAATGGTACTTTGATGTAAATACTGCTAAGAAGTACGGGCTGGTAGATGAAATTTTATAATA